TCAGTTCCGTGATTACAACCCGCAGGGAATCAAGCTGGGATCACGGGCCGGTCATGTGCTCGGCGAGACGGGATCGGCAACGCTGTTGCAGGCTGATCCTAACCAGCTGGTGCTGGAGGCCATGCGACTTAAGGAACAGCAGATGGTCATGATCGGTGCCCGGATCATTACTGACCGGACTGGCAACGAAACGGCCGAGGGTGCTCGCATCCGGTTCGCCTCGGAAAACTCGGTGCTTGGCGATTTGGTCGGCAACCTGTCAGAGGCGATTGAGACCTGCATCCGTTGGGTCGGGTTATTCATGGGCGTGGATATCAACGACATGAAGTTCAAGATCAACGATGAGTTCTACGACAAGAGCGTCGATCCGCAGCTTGTGATGAGCATGATTCAGCTGCTCGACCGTCAGATCATAGGCGACCAGGACATCTTCGATCGCCTTAAGGCCGGAGGCATCATTGACCCTGAACGGACGCTGGACGACGTAAAGGAGGAAGCGGGGCTGAATAACCCGCTGGCGTAATGGTCAAGAAGGTCACCACAAAGTCCGGCGCCAAGATCCCGGCCAAGTATGTCGAAGGGCTGAGTGGTGAGGCGCGCCGAAAGCGGCTGGCGCAGCTTGAGAAGATGCAGAAGGAAGGCAAGTTGATTGGCCCGCTGGCGGGCGACAAGGGCCCGTCTGGCGACCGGCGCAAGACCCCGGAGTCGACATACACAAAACGCTACAGGAGGCGGTTCGGTGGCAATAAGTGAACGCGCCAAGAAGGCATTGAAGAAAAAGGCCAAAGAGGCTGACGCGCCGTATGGTGCGCTCAAACAGATCTACCAGAAGGGTATGGGCGCTGCTGTTACTTCTGGGCGCCGTCCTGGCGTGACGCCACAGCAGTGGGCAATGGCTCGGGTAAATAGCGTGCTGACCGGCGGGAAGGCCCGGTCGGTAGACGCAAAGCAGTGGGAGGCGATCAAAAAGCATCGCAGCAAGGGGAAGAAGTAATGGCAAAAGACCCGCGCCTTGATAAATACAACCTTGAGGGCTTTAACAAGCCCAAGCGGACGCCTAAGCATCCGGATAAGTCGCATGTGGTGCTGGCGAAAGATGGTGATGAGGTTAAGCTGATCCGCTTCGGTCAGCAGGGCGTCAAGGGCTCGCCGCCGAGAAAGGGTGAGAGTGAGGCTGACAAAGCCCGTCGCAAGTCGTTCAAGGCACGCCACGCTAAGAACATTGCCAAGGGCAAAATGTCAGCGGCGTACTGGTCGTCGAAAACGAAGTGGAGCTGATGGGGGCTAAGGGCAAGCAATGTCATCAAACGCGGGGCTGATCGACGCCGCGACTCGGCACCAGATATTCGTGCAGCGGTATGCTGCTGGGCGTGAGCGAGAGGCCGCTGAGTTTATCGAGCGCCTTATCCGAGAAGCCAATCGCCCAAATCCGTCGGAACGTGAGCGACTTCGAACGGTTGCAAAAGAACCAATCGCGCTCGCTGGTCCGCACCATCACCAACCATGTATCGGTGCAAGCGCGTGATCTGACGCTGCGCGAAAACGAGGAGTTGTTCGAGGGCTACGAGTGGGTGGCGACCTTGGACAGCCGGACTTCGCTGATTTGCATGAGCCGCGATGGCGAGATCTACCCGTTTGGTGACAACCCGCAGACCAGTCCGAAACCACCCGCGCATTTCAGCTGCCGATCCACTATCATTCCGGCCGTGAAGCCGGAGTTTGATCTGGCATCGGACGTGACCGGCAAGCGACCTGCCAAAGGTGCCCAAGGCACTCGGCAAGTTGCAGCGGATACAACATACGAGAGTTGGTTACGGCGTCAGCCGGCGTCGTTCCAAAACGAGATCCTAGGCGTTGCTCGTGGCAAGCTATTTCGCGAACGGCGCCTGGATATTGGTCGATTCGTTGACGACCAGGGCCGGACCCTGACGCTTGACGAATTGCGCCAACTAGAACCCCTCGCGTTTGAGGGATTAGACTTGTAACGCGCCAGAGGCGCACTTTGCAAAAACCAGAGGTGATGCAAATGGACTTTCTCAAAGACTTAGAGCTTCCCGATGATGTGAAGGGTCAGCTGCAGGAAAAGATGCAGGAGTTCACACAGGCGCAGATCGACGAGCACGTTCAGGGGCTGAAAGCCAAGAACGAAGAATTGCTGGCCGAGAAGCGTCGCGCACAGCAGGAAAAGGAGAAGATTGATGCCGAGGCGAAAGCTGAAAGAGAGCGGATTGCTGCGGAAAACGGGCAATTCAAAGAGCTCTATGAATCGCAAAAAGAAGAAGCCAACCAGCTTCGTTCCACCATCGAGCAAATGAACCAGGCTGTTGCCCAGCAGAAGGTACAGGGTGAGGCCAGTCGGTTGGCGTCGTCGCTGACCAAGGATACTGCACGGGCGCAGTTGCTGGAAAAAGAGATCAGCCAGCGTTTGCAGCTGGTCGATGGCGAGATCAAGGTCGTCGACGAGTCCGGTCAGCTGACCGTTAGCACGCTGGATGATTTGAGTGCTACCATAAAGCAGTCGTATCCATTCCTCGTGGATGGATCACAGGCACAAGGCGGCGGGGCCGCACGTTCACAAGGCGGGGCCGATGTGGGCGCAAGAGAAATGTCACGCGATGACTTCGAGCAGATGAACCCGGCAAAGAAAGCGGAGTTCATGAAGTCAGGCGGGAAATTAGTCGATTAACGCAAGACACATTTAGGAGTTTCAAATGGCTAATGTGCTGACAGATCTTGCTGCCGACATCTACAAGGCAGCAGACGTAGTGGGACGGGAGCTCGTCGGCTTCGTTCCTTCCGCAACCATCAACGCCAACGGTTCCGAGCGTGCGGCGAAGGGCGACGTTGTTCGCGCCTCGTTCACCCGTGAAGCGAACGCGGTCGACGTGTCCGAGAGCATGACTGTTCCTGAGGGAACCGACCAGACGGTCGACAACAAGGTGTTGACCATCAACAACGCTCGCGCCGTGCAGATCCCGTACACCGGCGAGGATATCCTCAGCCTGAACAACGGCATCGGCTTCGAGACCGTCTACGGCGACCAGATCAAGCAGGCAATGCGGTCGCTGGTCAACGAGATGGAGACCGACCTGGCTGGCGAGGCTTACACCAACGCCTCCCGCGCCTTCGGCACTGCTGGCACGACCCCGTTCGGATCGGACTTCTCCGAGATGGCGGAGATTCGCCAGATTCTCGTCGACAACGGCATGCCGCCCAACGACGGCCAGGCTTCGCTGGTTTGCAACACCGTTGCTGGCACCAACCTCCGTCAGCTCGCGCAGCTGCAGAAGGTGAACGAGGCCGGCGGTGGCGATCTGCTGCGCCAGGGCACCCTGCTCGACCTCCAGGGTCTGATGATCAAGGAGTCGGCGCAGGTTCAGGCGCACACGGCTGGCACCGGCAGCAACTACGACACCAACCTGGCTTCACCGCTTGCCATCGGTGCGACTGACATTGCGGTCGATACCGGCAGCGGCACGATCTTGGCGGGTGACGTGGTCAGCTTCGCTGGCGACACGAACAAGTACGTAGTCGGCTCGCCGCTTAGCGGTGGCAGCTTCGCGATCAACGACACCGGTCTGCGCCAGACGCTGGCTGACGGCGTTGATGTGAGCCTTGCTGGCGACTACACCGCCAACGTCGCGTTCCACCGTGCCGCGCTTGAGATCGCCATGCGCGCTCCTGCGGTGCCGGAAGGTGGCGACAGTGCCGACGATGCCATGACGGTTGTTGATCCGTACTCCGGCCTGACCTTCGAGGTTCGCGTCTACAAGGGTTATCGCAAGACGATGATCGAAGTGGCCGCCTCCTGGGGCGTCAAGGCTTGGAAGCCGGACTATATTGCTCTGCTTCTGGGCTAATCGAGACGGGGGCGGCTTCGGCCGCCCCCATCTTCTACGAGGGCGCTAACATGCCGGCAAAAGGCACAACCACCAAAACCACACGCACGACGACGCGAAAACCAAAGCAGACGACCGTCAAGATGTACAATTCGTTCTTGGATTTACATGCTGACGTTCACCCGCTTGAGGTTGAAAACTACCGCAAGGGCGGCTACCAAGAGGTCAAGTGATGGCACTGGTCATTGAGGATGGGTCGGTTGTCCCCAACGCCAACTCCTACATCACAGTGGACGAGTTCAAGGCTTGGGCTGATGAGCGCGGAATTAGCTACGGCACCGATCAGGCCGTCGAGCAGGCGATCTATCGGGCTATGGATTGGTTTGAGCGCCAGTTCTTTATTGGCAACAAGGCCAACGAAAACCAGCCGCTCCAGTGGCCGCGCACAGAGGCGCTCATCGATGGGTACTATGCAGACGCCACGGAGATTCCCAAAGAGGTCGCCACGGCGCTGTATGAGGCCACAAAGGTCGAGCTGGATGGCAACTCGGAGCTGAACAACGAAGATCGGCGCACCATCCGCGAGCAGGTCGGCGATATCTCGGTTGAGTACGCGCAGAACAGCAACAACCGAGTGACGACGCCGGCGCTGACGTTTGCCATGAACCGTATCGCCGCACCGGCCGGGTTGGTGACGAGGGTCTGACATGGCGTTCAACTATGATCGCATTCGCTCGACCGCCAGCCAGCTGCTGGAGCGGTTTGGCGAGCAGCTGACGTTCACGCGCACGACGCAGGGGGCTTACGATCCCAACACGGGGCAGCCCAGCACCAGCACGTCGACGTTCACCAGATACTGCTGCGTGTTTGACTATAGCGATGCCGAGCGGGCCGAGCAGACGATCCAGGAAGGTGACCGACGCGTTCTGGCTGAGGCCGGCGATTACCGAGTCGGTGACAAGGTGTCCATCGACAGCGAGACCTTCCGCGTGGTCAACGTGTCCGAGTCTAGCCCTTCATCCACCATCGTCTCTGTGACGTTGCAGGTGCGCAAATGAGTTTCAGCAAGCAGCTGAACAGAGCCACTTTGAACCTTACCGGCTTTGCCGAGGAGCAGGTGCGCGGCACGCTGTTCGCTTTGACCAGCCGCGTAATCAAGGAAACGCCAGTGGACACTGGCCGGCTGCGCAACAACTGGCAGTCGAGCATCGGCGGGCCGCTTCGGGGCGAATTGTCGGGCGCTGACAAGACCGGCGCTGGGGCGATTCGCAGGGCAAACAGCACGATCGCAAACCTGGATATTGGCGAGACGTTCTACTTCACCAACAACCTGCCATATGCTGCTCGCATTGAGTTTGAGGGATGGTCTAAGCAAGCGCCATCCGGCATGCTGAGAGTCAATGTCGAGCGCGTGCGGGCGGCTATTGCGAGGCGGTAATGGCGACTTTTTTCAACGACATTCAAGCCGCATTCGATAACCGCCTAAACACGCTGTCCGGCGGGTACGATATCGCATGGCCGAACATCCCGTTCGAACCGCAGGCTGCAGATCGAGGATTTCCGTCACGGCAACAAGACCATCGGCGGTGACATTTCCTGCGAGCTTGAATACGAGGCGTTCGACGACCTCCTTGAGGCTGTTATGTGCGGCACTTGGGATACGGACGTTCTGAAGTCTGGAACAACTCGCCGTTCGTTCACCATTGAGCGCGAGTTCGGCGACCTGTCGACGCCTGAGTATCATCGCCATACCGGTGTCGAGTTCAACAGCATGGCCGTTTCAGTTGCGCCCAACCAGATGGCGACCGCGACGTTTTCTATTGTCGGTAAAGACCTGGCGGTTGATACCAGCGAGGTTGCTGGCTCGACTTACTCGTCCGACGTGGGCAACACGCCTTTTGATTCGTTCACTGGGTCGATTACCGAAGGCGGCAGCAGCATTGCGACCGTTACCGCTATTGAGTTCACCATTGAAAACGGCATCGAGCCGCTGTTTAGCGTTGGCTCTGACACGACCAACCGCCCCTCGATCGGAAAGAGCCGTGTAACGGGGTCTTTGACGACTTACTTTGACAGCAAGGCGCTGTACGAGAAGTTCCTGAACGAGACTGAGTCCGAGATCGTTCTGACGCTGACCGATGTGGATGGTAACGACTACCAGTTCGACATTCCGCGAGTGAAGTACAACACCGGGCAGCCAGACGTGTCGGGCGAGGGTGCCGTGACCATTTCGATGGACTTTGTGGCGCTCTACAACGACGCTGACGGATCGCAGTTGGTCATCACGCGCACTGATTCAGCCTAAACGGCAAACGGGGGATATATGGAGCTGGAAAAGCTGTCGACTGCGCCTAGCCATGAGGCGGGCGCAGAATGCCGGATCAAAGCAAACGGCGAAGAAACGGACGTTTTTATCACGATCCAAGGCCAGGACTCGAAAGCATACCGGAAAGCTAAAAAGCGGCAGATGCGCGAGTTTATTGAGGCCCGCAAAAACGAGATCGACATTGACGATCTGGACACCGATCGGATGGACGTCGAGTTGCTCGCGGACTGCACGCTAGGTTGGCGCGGGATTACCGTCAACGGCGAGGAGTATGAGTTCAGCCGCGATAACGCCGTCAAGCTGTATACCGATGCGCCGGAAGTGGCGCGGCAGCTGCTGCAGTTCATCGAAGATAGGGCGGTTTTTACCAACGGCTGATCGATGACTTCGTAACGTTTGGTCGTTGGTGCTTTTGGATCAACGACTACCCGGAGGGGTCAAAGGTCAGCCGGTTGGACTCATTGAGGCAGGTCGAGAAGTCGACGGGGAAAACGCCTGCCGAATTGCAAAACGCGCCGAAGCTGTCGGATGAGCATGCGGATGTTTGGGAAGCGTACATCAACCTCAAGGAGTACACTTACTCCGAGGTTGAGGCTTACATGCGAGTGACCGGATACCAACTTGATCCGTGGGAAGTTGAGGCGGTCATGCAGCTTGCCAAATATAAGGACGCGAAACCGGTATGGCCACTGAATACGCAACACTGACATTCATTGCAGAGACCGATTCACTGGTCGCTGCTGAAAAGCGTCTCAACTCTGTGGCCCGCACCGGTGCCCGCACGCAGAAATCCGTCAAGAATATCTCCACCTCCGCCTCGGCAGCCGGGCGCAGTTTTGGCGGCATGGGCCGTAACGCTGGCCAGGCGGGCGTGCAGATTCAGCAGCTGGTTGGTCAGGTTCAAGCCGGCACCAACCCGATGGTCGCGCTTTCGCAGCAGGCTGCTGACTTGGGCTTCGTGCTTGGTGTGCCGTTGGTAGGCGCGGTAGCGGGGTTGGCATCGGCCATTGCTGGGCCACTGATTTCCAGCCTGTTTAACGGCAGCGACGCGCTGGCCGACTTCCGTGACGACATCGAAGAATCGATTGATAAGTTCAACGAGCTAACCGAGCGCGAGCAGCAGATCTTCATCCGCGATACCGAGCAGCGTATTGCGAGCCAGCGCGAGGAATTGCGCAGCTTGCAAAGCCAGATTGAAGAAGCGGAAGCCGCAATCGACCGATTCTCGCTTGCCGGCCGAGCCATAGCCGCACAACGGGAACGCGACCGCCTCGACGAACTGTCTTTGCAGTTTGGCGAATTAAAGCGCGAGGTTGAATCCAGCGAGGAGGCCCTGAAGTCGGCTCGCGACTCGCTGTCTGGCACTAACGATGAAACCGATGAGGCGTCGTCGTCAGGCCAGAGGTTTGTCGACCGGTTGCGGGAGCAAGCTGACACGTTGGGCATGGCCCGAAGCGAGGTTTTGCTATACAAGGCCGCGCAGCTTGATTTGACTGATGCGCAGATGCTTCAGGTTCGGTTAGCTGCGGAGCGCATCCGGCAGTACGAGGCTGAGCAGCAGGCGATCAAAGATCAGCGGGAGGCGGAGGCACAGGCCCGTCGAGAAGCGATTGAAGCTGAACGCCAAGCAGAGGAAGAACGGCGCCAGCGCGAACAGGAACGCATTGAGCGGGAAGCGGCGATCAACGAGCTGGAGTCGCAGGGGCTTTTAGGCCGTGAGGAAAACGAGCTCGAGAGTTTGCAGCGCCGGCGTGAGCAGCTTGAGCGGTTCCGGCAGCAGGATTTGATCAGCGAGCGGCAATACCAGGAGGCGTCCCGCAAGCTAGAACAGGACACCATGCAGGCGAAGGTCGGAATCGTCGGCGACTCGCTGAACCAGCTTGGCAAGATCAACGAGGACGCTTTTAAGGCCGCCAAGGCATTCAACATCGCCCAAGCGATCATGAACACGTACACCGGTGCGACCAAGGCGCTGGCGACGTATCCGCCTCCGTTCAACTATATTGCAGCAGCGGGCGTGGTTGCGGCCGGTCTGGCGCAGGTTTCGCAGATCCGTTCGCAAAGCTACAGCGGACGTGCAGTCGGCGGTCAGACGCGGGCTGGCGAGTCCTACGTGGTGGGTGAGCGCGGACCGGAAGTCTTGACGATGGGGTCGAGTAACGGGCGCGTGATCCCCAATGAGGCGCTGCGTCGTGCCGAGGATGCTGACGGCCCGAGCCGCACTACCAACGTGACGTTTAACATCAACACCGTGGACGCCCGTGGGTTTGATCAGCTGTTGCAGTCCCGTCGAGGGCAGATCATCAGCATGATCAACTCGGCATCCAACGACAAAGGGAGGCGCTCAGTGGTATGAGTGGCACCTATCCGACACAGCCTGAGTTTCGGGCGATCAACGTATCGTCGAATCACAGCAACCTGTTTTCCGAGACTGTATCGGGCCGCGTGCAGGTTCGTTCGCTTGGCGGTCAGCGGTGGTCGTTCACCGCGCAGTACAACCCAATGACGCGGGAGGAGTTCCAGCCCGTGTTTGCGTTCGTCATGAGCCAGCAGGGGAGGCTTGGATCATTTGGCATCGTGCCGCCGGTAGTCGGGTCGACTTCGGGCACCGCAACAGGTACGGCGCTGGTAAATGGTGCGACGGCAGCTGGATCAACTACGGTGCCGGTTGATGGCTTTGCGGGCACGATCAAGGCGGGCGACTTTATCAAGTTTTCGCACGGCAAGGTCTACATGGTCACTGCTGACCGCGATGGCCCTGGGAGCATCGACATTGAGCCGGCTCTGGTGCAGAACGTCGCCGATGGTGAGGAGATGGTTTACAAAAACGTGACCTTCACGATGCGGCTGTCGAATGACGTGCAGGAATACGGGCTCAACTCAAACGAGTACTACGAGTACGAGATCGACATGATCGAGGTGATCT